CCCTGCCATTTGCACGAAACGAAGTTTGCCCATGATCTTATGCCCTCTGTCAATTGAGGGGAAGGAAGTTAAAAAACACCAGTAAGAAACGATAACTATCAACTTAGACGACTTCCGAGTCGAGTATTAGAAGTTAAAACTCTCCAAAAGAAGGCAACTAATGAGTCGTAAAGCCATAGATCTGTCGGGTCAAATATTCGGGCGTCTAGAGGTGATCGAACGTGATTTTGAACACCCTAGAGGGAAAGGTTTGTCCGCGTATTGGAAATGCAAATGCACCTGTGGCGGTAGGAAAAGCATAGCCGCACCCAGTCTCATTTACGGAGGGACACAAAGCTGTGGTTGTTTGCGTCGAGAAACTTCGCGAGAAAACCAGAAACAGCAAAGTAAAGACCGAGTTGAAAATCCTCATCCCGAACGCAGCCTTCTGCGTATTTACAAGTACGCAGCAACTCAGAGGGAAAATGTTTGGGGATTAACGGATGAAAAATTCTACGAATTAGTCAGACAGAATTGCCATTACTGCGACTCCTCCCCAGTTTTTGTCCCTTGGGCACAATATCCAAACTTCAAATTCACAGCGAACGGCATCGACCGGGTAGATAACAAGTTAGGTTATATTGAAGGCAACGTCGTCCCATGCTGCAAGATCTGCAATCGGGCGAAACTCACGATGAGTTACCCTGACTTCATAAATTATCTTGAACGTCTCTGTAAGAAAAGTGGTGGGATCTATCTTGCTAAGCCCGTATCACAACTTTCTGACGCATTAGTGAGGAATCCCCATGTCTCTACCCGTGAATAATCTGATTTTTAGCTCCACTGCCGCCGCTTCCGGCGCTTGGAGGAACATTTCCAATCTTACGGCCCTCTCTGTGCAACTTGCTGGATTAGATTCGGCACCGGTTTGGGTTGAAGCCTCCAACGATCCGAATGTCGAAACCGACGGAGCCAAAATTGCTGCCCCCGCTTCTGCGCCGGTGCTAAGTCTGTTCATCTATTCACCGGGCAATGCCGGCACTTCAATCAACTGGTCAACTTCCCCTCCTACAACCGCACCATTGTACCCATTGTCGAATCCTGGCTCCTATACAGCGATCGTGACTTATCTAACCGACGCTGGCGAGACCACGGGAAGTGCCGCTTCAGGAGCTTTCGTGCTAACGGCGGGCCAAAGTTTGCAAGTCGCTTCTCCTGCGCAAGATCCTGCTGGCTTGGCTTTCGGATACAACGTGTATCTTAGCCAGAACGGTGGGCCTTACTGTCTGCAGAATTACGCGGCCAATGCTAGCGGCATATGGGAAGGACAGTTCCAGGGTCCAGTCCCCATGGGCGAGCCGTTCCTTCTTTATGCATTTCAGAGCAACGGCATCGCGGTTCCGGGTACGAACACCACCGGCAGTCCAGCATCAGGCATCAACGTTTCGGGTGTGTTCACTGCTGGTGCTTGGACAGCACCGTCGGGGGAATTTGGGGAGTCGCAAGTCATTTACAACAGCGGGGCAACCGGCGCGACCGGCGCGATGTTCAACCCATCGTGCTTAGTGTGGAACTATCTCCGGGTAGTCAAGGGAGCAACCGGCTCAGCACTCACCACGGCCTGGTTGTTTGGTCAAAATGGATAACGTGGTCGTCAAAGCGAAGCGGAAGAGAAGGAAGAAAAGAACCGTATGTGCCAAGACGTTCTGGTACAAGGTCATTTTGTTCATTGTCGCCGCGTTCAGTGAGAACGGTCAGCCGTCCAGCGCCCGTGTTCTCAGCACAGCTCTCAGCGTTTGGTCCATGGGCCTTATCGCTTTTATGATCCGTCATGCCTTCTATCGGCCTGATCCGACAACCTTAAAAGCATGGTTGAGCAGTATGCCCGTTATCATCTATTCCCTCGCTGTGTTCTCAGTCAGCCCTTATGGTCTGGCCAAACTCTCAGGGATGTTCAATGGCAGGAACGGGAACGGCAGACACTAACAGCGCGGCGGCTCGTAATAGGATCGCAGGGTCGTTTTGCAGAGCCGTAAGTCCCTTATCACATTCCGAGCAGACCAATAACTTAGCCCCACCCATCACATGCACGTGAGTGTCCCGTTGATACAAGATCAGCGCTGCTCCGCATGTTGCACATTGAAAATCTTGGAGATGCCATTGAGTCAGATATTCTCCGGCCTGTATATGAAACTTCTCTAATAGCATTGCATCTATAGCTTTCACCTTGTCCATCCATGAACCGAAGAAAGTCCCGTGGCAGGTTTTACAGTAATCTTGTTTCCCGCTGGCTGTGCGTTTGTTAGCGCCGAAAGCGTCCAGGATCAACCACTTCTGACAACGGTTACACCATTTCTTCTTATCGTTGAATAGTCGTTTTCGTCCCATAATCCCTTCGATTTTAATCCCCTATTACGATACTTGAATTTAATCGTTTTCGGAATCACAAGTGAGGTGCTCAATTATGGCATGGAGTTTAACAGAAGTTTCAAAAGTCAGCAACGCATTCGCCAACCAACAGGGCGATGTGGTTACCATCAAGCCAACAGTGACAAACGATGTCCTTGTCGCCGCTGTTATCGGTGTGAAACATCCGTCACCGTTCAACCTTCAACAGACCGGCGCCAATGACGTCACGGCTCTAAGCATTGAAGTTCCCCCTCCCCTCTTCGTGGACAACAAGGGCAACACCTGGACCAGCTTGGCGTATGAGACGCTGGTTGATTCCGAAATCAGTGTTCTCAGCGGCTATGTCAGTAAGTGGTGGCAGGACGGTTTCTTTCCCAGCCTCTACCTGTATACCTGCGTTCCAACCGTGGGCACCACATCCATAAACGTGAACACGATGTACCCTGAGGATTTCACCCATGGTGACAAAGTCACAGGCGCAACCGGTGGATATTACTCCGGGTCAGTGCCGGTATTCGACGGCGGCGTCAACATCGTGGTCGCCCACTTCAACAAAGGTGCCAGCGTCACGGGAATAGTTAGTGGCACTTCGGGCGTCAGCGTTGGTGCATCCGGTGCAACAGGCTACTCGGGCTATGCTGGCAGCGACTTGACCGGATTGACAGCGTCGGCGGGTGCGTTGATCGTTTCGCTGGGTTTGATGAAGGATGGCAATGCGTTCGGTCCTGGTCTCACCCAAATCGGCGGAACAGGTGCGACAGGTTGTGCGGAACTTACTTCCGACATGATCGTCGGCGATTGCAGCGCGTACTTCGGCATGGAATGGGCCACGGCCCTGTCGGGCACCGGTAACAAGCCGAACTGGGCGGACCCCCTCGGATACGAGATGGCCATCGCATCGGTGTCTGTCATCTAATTTCAACGAGGGCGGCTTAATGGTCCCGAATAGAGGGATTCAGGATAACAGCCGTCTGGGAAGGGACCGGGCTTCATCGCCGGTCCTTTCTTATTTTCTCTTGCTGAAGTAAACTAGGAAAAGACCAACACGATCCGTTTTCCAACCTTGGGCCTGCAACCTTTCAGCTTCTTTCAAACCCTTCAGAGTGCTGGTGTCAACTGTCTTGTAAATCATAGGGCTATCATGGCGCATTAGCGGCCATCCTTGGCTTCGGACTTGCCAGCGCGGCGGGAAGACTTGGACACAACACGCTTCCAGTAACCTTTACGGCCAGGAGGATAGCAGCGAACACGACCCTTGATGTCAACTTTCATACTCCACCTCTCTCCATATTTAATCTACTGAGAGGGATGGAGAACAGCTATTACCTTCTTTTTGAGGATAACTTTCAGCGCAGGCTGGGCGGACGCTACAACTTTAAGGGCGGGCGCTGGGCGCACGTTGGCCTGCTTTGCCTTGTTGCGCAACCTGGCTTCACGACTCCGACCATCTTTGCAAACTTCCAGTGTCACAAGCGGGATCCCCAGGTTCGGATCTAGCTTGGCGATTTCGGTGTGCGAGAACTTGTATTGCTTACCGAACTTGTGCACCACTTCGCGATAGTTGGTCAGCTTGGGATCCAATAGTTTGAAATGGTTCTTGAGCAGATTGTCTTTGATGATGCAATAGACAATGAAAAGATTCTTGGGAGCTTTGATCTCTTTCTTCTTCAGCGCCAAGACAACCGCCTTGGCAATTTTCATCGGATTATACTCTTTCTCGATGAGGATCATCCTCTTTACCAATGCTGTTACAGTCCGCTGGCGGCTGTGACGACGCGGTTCTTCAACACCATCACCCTCGGTCACATTCTCTATCGTCGGAGCGGTTTCGTCCAGTTTCAAATCCTCAGCGATGAGATTCAACAGACCGTCCTTTGCAAGCTCAGCCACTAAATCACAGTAGTAAAAAACTCGCTGCGCGGGTGGCACTTGTGAAAGATTCAACAGATTGCGGATGGGAGTTTCAATTAAGAGAGACTTCGTCTTTAAATCCACCCGAACGCATGCGGTGCCGTCGTGGCTGATTTCTACGTGACCGCAATAATCCCGGGTTGGACCATTCAGGATACGAACAAATGAACCAACATCAATACCTTTGCCCCGATCACGGAACTCTGCTTCCGCTTCCTTGATGACGGACTGCACATAAGAATCTTCTACGGGGATGGCCTTGTTTGGACGATTGGACTCACCTTCAGTTACTAGACAGACGACGCCGGTTACTGACTTGAGACGCAGCAGAGCAGAGAAGCTAGTGGAACGGGCGAAAATGTAACACTGCGTCTTCATTTCGAAGACGTCTAGGTCGCGACGGAATACTGGGATGAAAATCTCTACTGGCTCATCCCGGAAGATACCGGGCAATGCGTTGCCGATACGCTTACATGTTGGCTCGATGGTCTTTTCTGATCTTAATTCGATCATAAACCAGGGAAGACCTTGAAGTTTTGAGACATCGCCGTGCGTGATGATCATTCAAATCTTCCCTTGATTTGGAGACGCTCAACACCGTTCGGATTGAAAACCAGAAAACCAAGTTTCTCATGGTTTGGACCAATCCAAAGGATGGAATCCTTACCACTTTCATTGTACTTGGCCGTGCCAACAAGCTGAAACGGCTGCGAGCCTTCGGGAACATTTTTCGGTCTTTTAATCATGCACGGTTTCATTGTTCGCCCCGTTCTGACACCCAGAGAAGATTCGCGGGCATCTTCTGTTCGATCATGACCTCGGCTCCCTCACGTAATGGACGGACAGTGGTTTGGCATGCTGCTAAATCGAACAGTGCCCGCCAAAGAATTTGCTTTTCATACTCCGTCAAACTTCGGATGATCATCGCTTCCTCTTTTCTAGGTTTTCGTGAATATCCGACTCAGTTATACGTAGACGATGCGCAACACAGCTACAAGCCGCCGATTGTCTCCGGAGTTCATCCGCCATTACTTTGATTTGCAGCTTATCACATTGGATAGCCAGCACCAGATTGGCTGCTGCTTCTTGTTCAAGAAAATCGGCGAACTTGCATCGTTCTTCTGAAGTTAGCGTGATCATCGGATCGTGTACTGGCCCATCGCAACACCGCGCTGCATCTTTGCGACAACTTCAGCTTTAGCTAGGTCACGCTTGATGATGGCACACAGAATGCATGGTTCGGCAAAGTCTCCTTCGTCAAGGAAGTAGCAATAGAACTCGCCACAATAGTTCACTTGCAGAGCCAGTTTGTCGACCCATCCAGCCTCGTCGCTGCCATACCGGGCAAACGTGATCGCATGGTGGCAATTCGGCGGCGGGGGCACGGCTGACTCCAACGTTTTCAAAAGATCAATCAGTTGTTGGCGCATAAGCCTCCTTCAAACTTGGAGCGGCAGGGTGGATTCGAACCACCGCAGTAGGGATAACTTAGGCCCGCTTGCGCGTCCGACGTATGGTTTAGGTGCACCACCACCATCCGTGCTATCTAACCATCATGGGCTGGCTGCCCACTGCTCTTTACTACCCGCTGAGCTACTGCCGCAAATCAAATCTTCGATTTCTGAGCTCTTCTAAACTAATAACCGGCGTGCTGTAAGCATTTTTGATCTCCTCTTCGTGGAGACGATTGCCTTCTCCGCAAAGATGGTCAACAATGAAAAGCAACCCAAGATTGGACATTGCATAACAATCAATACTAGCGATTTGCTCGACTAACGAACATATGATCGAAATCTGGATCAAGCACATCAATTCGAAACTCACCCAGGATTTTCGGATCCGTGCGGTAGATGTGACACTGCTTTTGCATCTTGCGCTTGGAGAAGCCCTGGCCTGCTGGATTAGCCTTATCGATGAGACTGTGGATGTAGGCTCCCAGGGCGTGCTCCTGCGGATCCTTAGACTCCATCAATTGCTTGGAGGCGCGGCTCATAGCGCGACGAATGTCCGGACGATGCAGATGGTGCAGCTCGGAGATCTTCTGGAAATTGTGGGTTCGGACGTACAGATCGACAATCTTCGATAGCCCTATCTTCTTGAGGGTGTCTTCCAAACCGGCGCGGGTAAGGATCGTCTGCATCATCTCTACGGTCGGCGCTCCACCCATCATAATGAAACAAGCTAACGTCTTTACGGCCATACGGATACGGAAACTACAGACCGTCTGTGTAGATTTGTGGATTGTGGCTAGGGTGTTCTGCGTCTTGCTCAGGAGATAGTAAGACAGGAGGAGTTCCTGATCCTCTTTCTTGAGCGACCGCAACATCTTCAAGAACCCGGCGAAGTTCCCCAAGATGTAAGCCAGGGTGTACTTGCGCAACGGTTCCATGTCATCTTGTGTCTCTAACGATATGAGAGTGTTGCCTTCAAGGGAGTCTTCCTCGGAAAGTCGCATGGCTCTTGTAGCAACAATCGAGTCAAAATACGCGCTATTTTCCGCCGTAAGTCACCTCTTATGAAGTAGTTAGGAGATTCCAACGTTTAGCGGCACCTTTAGCTCCTGCTTGACTTGCCATGGTTGGATTCTGTTTACGTTGGACAGCTAGACGTACAGCTTGGGCAGCCCTACGTTCGGGTGTCCAAGATGCTTTATGCAGACACTTTTTGAATTTGTAAGTCTTCCCTTTGTTCGCCGGAACGTGGCCCTTTTGAAAATTGTGAGCCACCATCCCAGCTGGCATTCCGAATGTCACCTTCCGTTTAATCCACGCCTTCCGTAGCGCGGCCCGCGCTTCTGGAGTAGAAGGACTCGGTGACCAACCGTCACCCGTGTGGTTGTAACCGTAGGTCGGATCACTAGCCTGTAATCGAAGTATCCAGGCTGATTCTCGCGCCCGTAACCAAAGAAGATCTTCAACCTCTTCAAGCACCATAAATTCAAACACCCCGGCACCATACTTATTCCACGCGGCTTGAAGATGTAGATTAGGATGAGTTTTTGCATTAAGAAAACGAATGTGTTCCGTCTTACGCCGGTCCAGGTCTTGGCCTGATCCCGCATAGACTTTACCGTTCAAAATGTTGAGCCAACAGTAGATACCTTGTGCCATACCCGAGGTTTGGTAAGCACTATTCTCTGCCATTAGCGTTCCTCATTTCCCAGTGTTTAGCCGATTTCTGAGATTTCCCAGTAGATCAGTAATAAGGGAAGGTGTCGGCATTTAACGAACTGGGGTAAATACTTGGAAGGAGAGGAGTTGCGAGGCTTCGCCTATAACTCCTTTGTTTTGTCAGAGTTAGGCCATATTGATTCTAATCAAGATACGGATTTCTTTGTATCTTATTGGGTTTTTCTTAACTGCAGTTCGGGCACTTCGCGCCCTTAGCGAGCGTCTTGCCGCAACCCTTACACATCTTGCCGTAATTCTCGTCGGCCTTCTTATGCCTCGCGGCGGCTTCTTGTGCCACTTTGACAATGTAAGCAGCGCGGGCGGCCAGGCGTGGAACATCCAGACGCTGGGGTTCCTTCGGTTGGCCCTTCTCATCACGGTCAGTAACGAAACCTTCGCTGCCGGAATCGGCGGCTTCTTTCACTTCCGGCTTACCGTCGTGACCACGGTCATTGGAGAACGCATCGGCACTTGCGCCTGCTGCTTCCTTCTCAACGACTGGTTCCTCAAGTTCTTTTCGGGTCTGCGGATTTTCTACGACGGCTTCATCCAAAGGCATATCAGATGAGGGCTGTGTTTCAGGCAACGCCAATCCCATGTTCCCCGCGTAATTCTCTAGAGCAACAGCCACTTCATCCAGGCTCTGATAGACTTCAGTGATGGCTTGCTCTAAAGCCTGCGGATCTTCGTCTGCGAGCTGTATAAACGAATGGGCGAATCGCCGATACGCAGCAATGCGTTCTTTTAGTGGAAGACCTTCGTCAGCTGGAACCAAATCCAAATTCTCACGGAGGTTCTGAACGGCATCAGCCAGCTGACCAAATGCGTCACCGACCTGCTCCAGACCTTCGGAAGCGGCTTCCGGTTCCTCGGCAGCTATCTGTTTCAAGCGAGCGTATTTGCCCGCGCCAGCGTCAGCCAACGACACCGTCTCCACACCGATATCCTTGTCCACCGTGTCAGGACTCACTGTACCAGCCTTGGCTTCGGCGATATCCTTCTGGATAGGTTCGGCGGTCTTGCGGGCGGCGATTTTTGCACGAAGAGCGAGACGCTTCGCGTTCGCAGTCGCAACTGTTTGATTGGCCATATGTTCCTCTACCTTAGTTTCTTGAAGTTGCAGAGCTGCCCATTTTAGGAACAACTTTGTGGTGGTATTTCAAAAGACGATCAGCTAACTCTTCGGGCCGGGTGCCTTCAACGGTATCTCCTGCGGAATGTCGCCAGTGGCCGTCAGGGTACAGAATCGCTGTGGTCCCAATAGGACTCTTCCAGTATTGGGCCTTTTCGGTGTCCTTGAAAGGAGTGTAATCGTACTTCCTAAGAACCTCAGCGTTGCTTGCTCGGAGAGTGTCGTCGCCTTGGGGTTTGGTTTCACTAGGCGCGTATCCATAATCCTGCATGGTCGGACCACTTTCGAGCAATGGGTCCGGAGCCACGTCAAAATTTTCATTGGTCGTCTCTAGCAATGGATCGGTGTCGGCTTTCTTTGCAGCAGCCCCATGATACGCTTGCTCTGTTTGTTCTTGAGCTGGAATAATGTTGCCTTGGCTATCCACGCCAGCAGCGCCAGGAACAGCCGACGGGAGACCCATTGCTTTGGCTCTTTCCTCTTTCGGAGGACCAGGCACCTTGAACCGCACTTCAAACCAACTATCCTTCGGCCATGCGTTCCAATGATTGGTGACCAGAGTAATCTGGGCTTCCGGGATAGCTTTCAGCACAGCAGCTTCTAGTCTGCTCTCGTCATAGCCATGCGTGTAAAAATAACCTTTCTTCACAATGTACTCTTGTGTCTTGTTGGAGAAACTAATTCTGTTCATCCCCGGGAATGCGGCTTCAAGACGTTTCCATACATCCTGGTTTCTAGCAGCGATAACTGTCTTGGAACCGGCCTTGCCTTTGCGGACGCTCACGATATTGCGCGTTGTAGCGACACCCGGCGTCCCGTGTGTTCCACCCATGTTCAGAGCCCAGCCATAGTCGTTGCGCATGACAGCCCTGCCGGTAGCCTTGGACCACTCTTGACCTTCTCTACCTATTCCGGCTGGAACAAGTATCGTCACGCGGTCACCGTGTTGAACCTGGGAGAGAATCTGTTCGGCTTCTTCCTCAGAGAGACCGTTTGGAGAGGAAACATCCGCAGCGGTCAGAGGAATGCCTCGGTTGAAACACCACACTTCGTGCTCTCTGACGCCTCCACATAGAGGACAAGCCTTGGTTTCTTCGCCAGGGAGAGGACTCTGGTCAGCAGACGTTCGACCGTGCCTGGTATCTTCGCTCTCTTGACCAATTCCTTCAGCATCTTCCTTTATGTCCCCAGCGGCAATCCAAAGCAGCCGTTGCAAATTCTCCTCAGTGCTCAACAGCTCTTGATCGTCCCAAGCACCGTAGGCTTTCAGTTCAGCGCGTACATCTTCCGGGTTAAGCTGTTCCAGCTGCTGCGAAATAGCCGGATCTTTCGAAAGAGCTATGACGTCATCATCGCAGCGACCTTGATGGTTAGCTGATAACGCCTGCTCCAACGTCATGCTCAGCCGTAGGCCACGTTCGCCTTGCCAGACCTTCTCTACTGGACCTTCACTGTTGTCTTTAGACCAATTCTCGGGGAAATCGTAGTGGTCAGCTTCGTCCGCTGTCTTAGACTCTTCCGTCTCGCGCCATCCTTGAATTTCAGCGTTGTGCTCATCCGCCCATTTTTCGGCTTCCTCGTGGCTATTGAACTGCCTGCGCCATGGGGTGGAGCTCATCCCTTTGACACCATAAGCCTCATACTTTTTGGCCGCGCCTTGCATCTGCATGCGATAGTCGCGGTTCGGTAGCTCAGCCGGCACAGTGTGAGGAGTCGGCATCTCGGGTTTCTTCTCCGGCGGAGCCTGCTCTATGATTGTAGGACCAGCGGGACCAGTTTTAGCTCCACCGCCTGGGCCTTGGTGTGGCAGACGGCCTGTGTCGTCGGCAGAACGCTTCTCGTTAAACTCTACTTCTTTGTCCCCGGTACGATCTACTTCATCTGCCGTTGAACCTGGGACAGCTGCTCCACCGTACTTCTTTCCACCTTTCACGATCGTATGGCAATCCATGCATTGCGTCTCATCGCCTTTGGATGCATGGTTGGTTTCCTTTTTGCATTTCGTACAGTATTCTTTGTGGACGCCGGGGTTCTCTCTAGCCCCAATTGAGTCAGTCGCTCCGTGTTTGTGCGACTCCATGTTCTTTAAGCCTTCTTTGGCGGCTTCTTCAGACTTGTAACTTGTCAGGATTTTGCCGGTCTCATGCTGAAAAACACACCAGGGTGCCGACTCACCTTCAGAGTTCTTATGGCCGGGGCATTTGCCTACGTATGCGACTTTGGTGAGTGAAGCCTGCTTTTCAATTTCACAAGGTGCCCCCACCGCACCATGAACTTGTTCGTCACATCCATCACAAAGGATACCATGAGCGCATTCGCGATTCGCTACTTCGCGGCCACAAGCGTTGCACATATCATCCGCAGCACTGGTCTTCGGACAAAATCCTTGATTTAAAGCAGTTTTGCCCGCCAGATTGATAACGATTTGTTTCGTGGGTGCAGGTGGAGCTGTCTGAACCGGCGCAGGAGTGGCAGCCGGTGCCGGAACCGGGACCACTATCACCTGTGGCGCGGGTGGGGCAGTCGGAGTCTGAGGTTTGGCGGGAACATTTACTGCGTTCTCTCCTTCCACTACTTCTTCTTCTTTCTCAGCAATCGTTTTACCAACTTCCATTTCCGCCTGAGTCTCGATCGCTTCACGGATGGCATTGACATTCGCACGTTCTGGGGATTTCAAGTCGCCGTCAAAAGTTGGCGAACCACCATTAAGCGCATCGCTGTTCTCGTGCAGTTCATCATTGGATGGGCCTGCTTCGGGGCCGGGGACTTTGATGTTTGGGATAATCTGATTATCGCTAGTCGGACCGGTGGCAATGACGGATTCATTGTCTCCAACATACGTGGTGTCGTCTGGCAACTGGACTTCGCCCGCCGTTTTACCTGTACCTTGACAAGTTGGGCATTTAGCAGCACCTTGCCCTGTGGTTGGCGCGGCGGCCTCGGGCGGCGTGATCACACCAGACCCTTGACAACTCGGGCACTTGTTTGCGTCGGAATAAGATTTCGTTTCGGGATCCCATTCGGCTGAAGCTAGATTTAACGAGGATGCATGCATACCACGTGCTTTGGCTTTCTCAGGATCAATCAAGCCCGCTGCTACCAAAAACTCTGGCATGTACCCATAGAACTTCGCGTACACTGGCTTCAGCGAGTCAAATCCTAGCCCGGTCTTCTCAGTCCAATAGCCACCTCGAGGAGATTGGCCATAATCACTGATCTTTAACTTGTGGGCTGTACCGGCATGCGTGGTGAAGAAATCGTACAGCACCAAGAGTTTCTTGATCTCATTGGGAGTCTCTTCGTCTTGAAGATATGCCGCAAATTGGTCACGGAGATCTTCCAAATCCGATTCACCAGCAACTTCTTCCTGTCCACCCGACGTCGCATATTCGGGAGTGTCGAGAATATTGTAGGTGGTTTCTTCTCCTTCGGATTCTGGACCCTCTTGTTCCATAGGAGTTTCACGATAGGGTTCGAGCTTCTCATGGATAAACTCGTAGGCTTCAGAAACTCGCTTCTTAAACAGCCATTGCAAATAAGTTGTAACCTGCTCAGCCAACGGCTGTTTGCGAGCACCTTCCGGGAGACGGGAAGGATCAAACTTGGTGAGATCTTTGCGGTGTCCTAACGCAGTGATAATCACCTGGTGGATTGCTTCATCCACAACCTCGGGATTTTTGGTGAGACCTGAGAGCTTGGCAGGGTAAGTGGCCTGAAACCACTTGGCCCAATTCATTTTAGGATCGACAGGAAGACCAGCTTCTTTGATGTACGCTTTCACATACAAATCAAAGTCCTTGTTGAATGCAAACACAAATCGCATGCACGCTGCCAGATGGGCGAGCGCGGGGGAGACGGGATAGAAGTTAGCCGGTGTCTGAACTGGCTTACCGTGCAAGTCTGCCAACCGAAACGTGAAGCTGTTGGCAACGACCATTTTTGATGCGACCCGATATGCGGAACCGTCTAGAGTATCAACGATCCTACCCGGTTCGATCAACCCGGAGAGCTTGTTAAGATCCGCTTTCTTAACCTGTGACTCAGCTACGAGACCCAGGAGTTTGGCGGTCTTCATCAGGCCTCTCCTTTAGTCGAGGACGGTGTCGTTCGGCTCGAAACTATCCTTCTTGTCCTCAGCCAGGACGTTTTCCACTGTGGAAATGTACTCTTCGTGGTCCTTGAAGGCCTGAGGGTCTTCGGGGGCACCGTTAAGGTCTTTTAGACCAGCGGCGGCGGCTACACGCGAGAAATCCTCTTGGTAGAGGGTATCCATGGCTTGCTTGTCGACTGCTGCGATTTTCTTGCTCATTGAGATCAGCTCCTAGGAGATCTAACACTTCACAATTGGACTAGATAGTTGCAATTTCACGCAAATGCCTGCTCTGCAAGGTTGTTAATTCACAATTGAAAGATCGTAGATGTAAACGGAGTCTGTACCCTCCGGCTGAATAAAGCCGAAATAACTCCCCTCAAGAGGACCATTGAGGGAGACCGAACCCCAGTCAGTGCCATCGATATTAAGATCTGCTTCCGTTCCGCTGTCGTTTATCGTGAAGACGAACTTGTGGTAGTTACCATCCCAAACGTCTGCTGCAAGGCCGTACTTCTGCACTGGGGTAGCACCCGCGTTCCACCCCGCCGATGTGCCCCATCCCACTACGGAGAATCCAAAAGGGCTTGCCAAATGCATGTTGAATATCGGTCCTACGCCAGCACTGTTCGCGCCAAGGGTGAAATAGAATCCACTTTCATTCGTAGTGGGATTTGTATTAGCATAGAAAGTTATCACACTCCCATTTTGAATCAGGTTGCCATTAGCATAGATGGTGTTATTTTCTAGCGGGTTGTTGATGAGATTAATGGCAAATTCGTTTCCTGGCGGAGTAGGAGAAGTGGCGGCTGAAGCCTCACCGTAGAACACCGTAAACTGGCTCAGATTGACACCATTCCAAACAAACCCATTGTTGCGATGACGAGTAAAAAGTAAAAGATCCCAAAGTTGCCCGCCCATTAGGTTAGATCCCCCACCGCAGTCCAAACATTCGTAGCGTTCTGAATCACACCCACAATGCTATACTGCGCTCGTGTCGTAAGTGAAGATGGAGTATTGATGGTCACCGCTCCAGTCGCTGGAGTTATTGTAACCGCTCCCGGACCCGTTGGCCCTGTTTGTTCAACAGCCAACGTGGCACCTATTGGAAATGGCACGTCAGCATTTAGAGGTACTACAAAAGCAGCCGTCGCACCGGTGTAACCCATGCTCACTAAGTTGCCATTATCCGAGAGAGCCGCTGTATACCCTGGTCCGGTTTGGTTGTTAACGGATATCCCTGACGCTCCAACCACGGCAACCCATGGTCCAGAGGGACCGGAGAAGCGATACTGATTCCCGTCATTTTGATTGAACACCGTCCAACCTTCAACTGGCGCATAGAAATCCCAACCCGGTGCCACGTTGATATCCGGATTAGGTCCGGTGGGTGATGCATAGTAAGCGACGCTGTTCCCCTGTCCGGCCCAAGCGCCCGTAGCCCCAGATGGTCCAATTACGTAGGTATCACCGTTGTTTGGCGATGCTGGTGGACCAGTCAATCCACCTACATTGATCACGTTCGGTTGTACTAGAGCCTGCAACATGCGGAGCATCTGGTTACCGCTAGAAAGATATGAATCATCCAGAGCAGCACTCTGCATTGCGTTAATCTTCGGTCCTATTTGAATCGACATAGATCTCCTTAGTAGTTAGTGCCAGCTCCCCACTGCGCTCCCCAATTTACTCCCCACCCATAGGGCACAACTGATGGGGTGTAGGTAGCTATGAGAGCAAAACCGGGTAGCTCAGTATCGGCGGCATCTTCAAACGGCGGCGAAGGCATCCGATGTACCACCTGTATAACACCCTGTAAATCGATTGCTTGGGCCATGTATAACAAATATCGGCTGTTATTCCCGTCAAAAGCTGAATTCAGAATTGGTGTCAGAGTGCCGTCAATATAGACTTCCAAGTCACGAGTAGGACTAAACAAACCTAATGGGCCGTTGCCTTCCTGGACGAAAGGCCCGATGAAACCGGAATTCGTAAGATTGAGAACGATCCGGTTGTTGTACGCCTGATTTGTTTGAACCGTAAGCACTTATTTCTCCTTCTTCTCACCCTCGGTTTCATAGGGCAAACCCTCGTGCACATGCAACCCACCCTCTTCTTCAACTTTCTGATGTTTCTTGCGACGATTCGCAATGTCTTCTTTGTACAGATCACGGAGTGCATTCTGCTCCATCTCCGGCATATGGGCGGGCGGCTTAGGCTCTTGTTCTTCGATTTCTTCAATCAATGTGGCAGGCTCTTTACGTTCCACTTCGACCTCCTTGTATTTCTCCGGCAACCGCATCCAAGCCGGAGTTTTCTGTTCCTTTTCAAGTTTCTCTTCTTCCTCTTTGCGCAACTCGTCCAGCAATTTTTTCTGAACTTCTTTGTCTTTGATCTTACGAATCTCCTGACGCTTCTTAGTTTCCTCTTGCTCCTGTTGCAGCCGGGGCGGAACCTTCGGTGCACCTTTTTCTTTTTTCTTCGTCACTTCACGTTCGCGCAGGATCTTTACGATGTTATGCTGCACCGAAGGCAGAATGCGTTTGAATACCACATAGACGTGTTTACAGACTACAAAGTGCCCACGCAAGTCCAGTCGCTCGGTTGGTGCCTGGAGCTTAGGCCGGGGAATACCTTCCAGACCATCCCGTTGATGCAGGTTCCATTGCGCGCCCCAATAGAGAAATGCCTCACAGCTGCAAGAAACTCGAACATCTAGATCTCGGGCTAACTGGGTCTCCGCCAACTTGGCCAGATCAAAATGGACCAGCACGTCGTGCCCGCTGGGATCCGACTCCGGCTTGTTGCATTTCACATTGTATCGGAGGAACAAATCCTTGGGGTTACTGTCTAGGAGAGTGGCCGCGCATCCGCCTTCGTACTTATGGGAGAATGCATTGGTCTCTTTCACTAAATCTGGGAGATTGATGGCAACCTTCGAGCTTGGTGCTCCCCAAAGACTTAGCCGGAAGTTGATATACACACGTTCGTCCATTGCGAGGATTCCCTCACTTTGGTAATGCTAGTCTAGAGATTTACTTGGATTCTTCGGGAAGGAGAATCTTCGGATCCATCGGCGCGAACGCGGGGTTGTCTTTCAAAAAGTCCACGGCTATTTGAGGATCCTTCATTTGCGCAGAGATACGTTTAGCTTCGGATCTGGATTTGGGAACAACGCAAGGCTTGTCCTTGGGCTTGATGGACTTGGGCTTCGGTGTGGCCTTTGGTGCTGGAGAGGGCACTGGAGGAGTCTTGACAGACGGTTTAGAAGCCGTGGTGCCTGTTTCCAAGATCATCTTCGTCTTGAGCATTGCAGCGATGCTGATAGGGGTGGTCTTGATAGTCTTGATGATAGCGCCCGCCCGGTACACGGTCAGGCTGTTATCGTTAGCAGCATTGTAGACGAGAGTATCCCCAACCCTAACGTAGAGTTCATGATCCGGAAAGTTCACCGTTGTTTTAGCTACAAACGATCTCTGCAAGAGGAAGATCCCCCTGCTATCAGTACTGTAAATTACAATCCTTGCTTCTGTTGAGCGTAAAATTCCTTGAGAGAAGCAGCAATTTTGTCACAAGTTTCCTGAGGGCGTTCTCTGCCAAAGAACACATGATCCTCGCCACGGGGTCGGGCAGCATTCAAAACAGCAACGCCTTCCGGATTATTGATATAGAAGTCTTTGTGAGACCGTGAACTCTTCTCTTTTGCCTCTTTAGATTGGCTCCTACCTTTCATAGTGAGATTGGCAGGCTTTATTCCTTTCATTCTCCGAGAACGTGCTTGACGAGCCTCGTCAGAGCAAGTCCAATGCTTGCCCTTGTTTGTGTTTTTCAAAAGACGCTTAATCGGAAGACTCTGTTTCTCAAAATCTGTTAAGAATCCAAAGGCTTGCTTCTGACAAAACACTAGATCAAAATTTGAGAGAACGAACCATTCTCCCCTAAGCTGCTTGCCTTTTAATCCCTGGTGAAGAAAGGCTTCCAGCTTTTCGGGGTGAAAAGTGGTAACCCACGAATGGACCAATTCCATGGGAAAGGGAGTTCCTTTAGAGATAGTTTTGATCCTATCCGAAGGATCATCCTTCGTAGAATAACCTATTTTGTACCATCCTAATTCTTTTGAACCCGCCAGATAGACGCTACCCATAAATTTTCCTTCATATCAGTATCTCAATACTTGATAATTACTGATACCAGTGAAAATCAGCTAATCTAGGCGTTAAACTTTTGAAGAGAACAATCAAAAGAAAAGGCCCAGATTTCTCTGGGCCTTTTCAAATTTGCCAATCCTATGTAGAACATCGTTTTACTGTTCTCCAACGTTCTGGCCGCTGGTCTGTTTTTCAAACCGGCTATTCACGGTCAGGCGTTGGACGCCGGACGGGTTAAAGATAAGGAATCCAAGGTCTTCGAAGATCGAGAAACCGATCTGACGAAGGTCTGGACGATCCGCAGACATGACTGTCAGCGGAATACGTTCCGGGATGACTCCGAGGAACTCGGCATCTGCCAAAATGTAAACTGAGCCATAGCCCACCTTACGAGACTGGAGAAGCGTTGCGCCCCACAGGTACCCCATCACTCCTGTTTTCAACATCTTGCGTTGCGTCTCACGGTCGATGTTCTGCTGCGTCCACTTCAACAGATCCGTATAATCGCGCGGATTGAAGAAGATGAATGCCACGTTGAGATCGTGACGAGCGACCTGACCGAAACCATCAGCGAGGCTGTTGATGTCGATTGGGGCGTTGATCGCGATATCCACGTTGTACACCGGGTCTTCCGTGGTTGGCACGAAAGTCGATGCATTCGCCGTGATAGCGATGTTGTCAAACAGGCCAAAGATGTAACCGTCTTCCTGTGCACCAACTTCAGCTTTCGCCAAGTTGAGTGAACGGGAGACCAGGTCGAAACGGCGTTCCTTGATCTGCGTGATCGCGATCATCGGATTGCTGACGATTTCGAACGTGGGTACGGTGACACGTTTCGGCTTTACGACGCGGACGATGTCCCCACCCTCTTCTCCGACGACGAACGCTTCAACGAACGAGCCACCGGCAGTTGTGCCGACGGTGACAGGAACGATGTCGAATTCTTTATCGTAGATGGGTAGTGCGCCATCCGGCAAAGTCTCTACCATCAACGCCTTGCGGGCAATTGACATATAGTCGCGACGACGACGAAGAGACGGTCCAAGTGACGCAGCCAGTTTCTGGCGGCCACCTGCGGTCTTGAGCAGCTGTCCCAACATTGCGGTTTGCTGCTGTGTGCGGCTTAGGTTAGGCATAATGTCGTCTCCCTTTGTCCTTTACAGTAGCGAAGCAATGCCAAGCCAGGGTTCGCTCACAGAAGGTACGTGTGTGCAGATGCCCACCGGAACGCCCGCTGCCGCTGTAGTGCCTTTGTCGTCAGAAGCTACGTATAGCCCCTTCAGAGCGCCACCACCACAGTACAGATAGGCTCCCAGCGCGTATCCTCCGTCATTGACGTCGTAGGCTTGTGAGTCTACGATGCCTTGCCAGAGAGCACGTACAACTGGAGCTTTGCGTGATCCAGACGGACCGATAGCGCCGGCAAACTCGCCGGGGCCGTTGATCAGTGTCGCATACGGAATCGCGAGATACGAATCGCATGGGACAATGGCGACTTCAGTGTTAGTGGCGTGTACCGGCGCTTGGAGGGCCACAATTACTCCCCCGAAGAAACCAGCTGCCGTCAAGGTTGCCTGGTCAGTGCCAGGATCGCCCGTGAGAGCAACGTCAGGAACAGTGCTACCGTCATTCTGGCCGTAATAGATGAGTTTTAGACTCATATTTTTAGCCCTTGGTTGTGCTGTTGAACTCTTTGAATTTGCCCGGTTCCAATCCAGCCTCCCCGTTGGTGGGTCAGCAAGGACTATAGAAATCGTGCAGTGAGTTCAGTATGAGGCAAGAGATTAGGAATTTTTGTTCATTAGCGATCTTTTTTAAGGAAGTGCACGAAATCTGCAATCAGATTCTCAACTGCTTCCATACGAGAGAAGTGCAAACTACAGTAATCTCGCCCCGGTAGACAAGTGCACCCACATTCCACAATGAGATCATCAATCACCATGAGATATTTGCAGCCCATGTTTTGGTTTAGCTAGTTGGACGTTGGTCGCAACACTCCGGTTCGCCATATGGATGGCCGCCGTAGGGATGATGGTGCTCGTGGTGATGATGCTTCTTTTTGAACTCTTCCTCGGTCAACCAGAATACGCAGAGTTCAAGGTTGGCGCGGCCTGGACAACGAAGGTCATGCTTTATAAAAGAGTTTCCTCGTGATGTGATACGATAGCAGCCCATGGTTGCCTCCTTTAAAACTAATGCCGTCCTACGAAGTAGAACGGCATCGTAACTCCTTCCACACACGGTGGATGAGTGGTTTAGAAATTGTCGCCGTCACCGAACAGCGCGGCAGCAACTGGGTTGACTACACGCGGTGTGGTGGCCCCAACACGCGGTTTGAGATGCTTGATGACTGCCGGTTTCGCGGCGGCGGTCTTCTTCGCAGCAGAAGCCTTCGCAGGCAACTCAAGAACGTTCGTCTGATCCTGTTTCACTCGCGTCATACCCTGCTCTTCGACCTTTACGGCTTCGGCGGCTTCAGAAAGGATGTCCTCTTCATGGTCGCTTTCATTGGTGCGCGTTTCGCCGGACATTTCGTTAAAGTGGCTCTCCAACTGACCGGAGAAGGACTCTAGAACTTCCATGCCCTCGATTTGCGCAGCGGTGTGTAGATCGCCCGCGATGAGTGCAGCTAACGGGTCAGCGTCAGCGCCTTGCATCGAGAAGATCTCGTCCATGGAGCCGAAGTGATCTTCCATACCGGCTTCCATTTCGGCGGCGGCGGACGGCGCGAAGAAATCATTATCGTCGCCGGCAGCATGATTGTCACCTTCGTTAGCCAAGGAAGCGGCT